TATCGGATTGATCTTCATTAACATCACTTAAATAATCTCGTAGTACGCTATAACCAATCAAAAATTTTTTCCACGCTTCACGAATAATAATCGATTTTTCTTTGCCTTTTCTTGAAGTTAATTTTTTATAGTCAACATAATTATAAAATAATATATCTGGAGGAAAAGACCAATGTTCTCCAAATGGATAACGAGAACCTTCCGCTTTTTTTAACATTTCTTTTGTAGTCATCATTAATCCAAAATCAATAAAATTCACGCGTCCGTTTTTTTCATTATATACTATGTTTTGTTGTTTTAAATCATGATGAACTATATCATTATCCATTAATACTTTGGAACCATATATTAAACGAGCCATATCTAACCAAAAATTTTCCAATCTACGTCTGTTAGTGCTATTCACCTTTAATTTTTTGAATTTATCTTCTATTTGAGATAAATTATCACCACCATTTTCTAATAATAACAATTTATAGTCCTTGCTTATCCACATACTATCAAAACGTTTACATTTGTCAATTGCTGATTTATTTTCTTTATTATCATCTGGAAAACAAGAATCCGGTTTTCCTAAATGAAAATCTTCTTTTTTATCTGCTTTTTGAATTAACTTAAATTCTTTTAATTCATCATTTGCGTTCTTCTTTGTTAATATTTTTGAAACTTTGGTTGGGTCTGAATTATATGGTTTATCTCTACATTTCAAAGGTGGGTTATGGACGCAACCATAAGACCCTTCACCTACTTTTTTGGGATTAGACATATTATAGTATATTATAGTATATTATATATATATAATGGTTGAAACTTCATCGCCAGTTTATTTAATATACTTAATAACACCATATATTATTGTATCATATTTCTTATTATATTCTATTATACATTCGCGAATAAGTGGTCTAATATATATAGTAGGATTAATAGCATGTATACTATTCACTTCTTTTGTGGGAAATGGTATAGAGAATATAGTTACATCAGGTATAACAAAACCAAGTAATTACATATGTAATTCTTTCTCAATTAATGGATTATTTAGTGGTTCACAAATACCAGTTAGTATAGCCATATATGTGTTCACATTAATGTATTTATTATATACGGTAATAATCACAAGTTATATATTACCTAATATTTTACCATATTTATTGTTTATACCATTAATATTATTCGATATCTATAATCAACTACATGAACATTGTTTTACTAGAAGTAAAATATCAATTACCATCATATTATCAGGATTGATGGGAGTAATATGGGGATATATAATAAATAAATCAAACATAAAATCATGGCAATATTTAACAGCAAATGATAGTGTATCGTGTACAATTCCAAAAAGAAAAAATTTGAAATGTAAAAAAGTACCTATTGAATAAAAATAACAGATAACCTATATACTTATAATCTAATTATAAATATATAATAATATAGAACATGGAATTTAATATTAATACATTTATGTATTTATTTATAAGGTTAATACCATTTATAATAGTATGTTTCTTTAGTATATCATCTATATTTAGTAATGATGTAAAAGGAATAGTATACTTATGTGGTTTATTATTCACTGTAGGTATAGGATTTCTAGTAAGTTCTTTACTTGGTATGTTACAGGGTATTTTACCAGATAGTATAAAAAACTTATTAAAAAGTAATAATGAAACTGTCAATAATGCAGTTGCAGAAACCGATAGCGAAGAAACTATAAAAAAGAAGGAATTAATTTGTAAATTACTTTCGCTTGGATTTACTTCATTAACAATCCCTATAGGTGAATTAATTACAGGTTTTACATTTATATATTTAGTAGCAACAATGATATTCACATCAACTGAAGATACAAATGTTGTTGCAAATAATATACCGACTATTGTATTCTTTTCATTAATAACAATAATACAGGTGATATTCAGTAATAAATATCTCAGTAACTATTTCAACTTAGGTAATACAATTTGTCATACAACGTCTAACTCAATATTATCTCTAATAATTGGTGGATTAATAGGTTGGTTATGGGCATTTATAATAATAAGTACCGAAACCGAAGAATTACACTACTATAATACATATGATAACAATGAAAAATGTAAAGCTACAACCAGTGGTAATTATAAATGTAGAGTCTATCAAAACGGTGTACCAGTTACTGACATGACATCTTAATTATATATATTATATTTCCGTTATCAATAGCATAACTATATGTTCTCACTACAAATATAGTTTGTAGTGAAAAAAATCCGTAAAATTATGTTAATATTTTAAGAAAGGTTGAAATGTTGAGTATTGGCATGAAACCAATCTAATATACGTTTAGCGGATCTTTTCCTATACATATTATCCACCATTGCACGTATAACATGATGTTCCATTTTATAATGGTATAAAAAATGATTAACAATATTAACAATATTTCCTTGCTTATATTTAGAATTTAATTCATCGATAGAAAAATCAGGTTTATTGGTTCTCTTATTTACTGAATTATGGAATGTGAATAGCATTAACTTAAGATCATTACTAGATGTAATATTTTTAAAATTAATTTTAGACATGTAATCTTCTGCGTGTGACTTACAATAAGGGCATGGTAGATTACTACATACCTCCTTTATAATTTCATGAATATTAGCAGAAACAATATTAAAAGATTCAGGTTTAACCTTTTCTGCTAATATATGAAAAAAATACCAAAAAGGAGCACCCCATATAATTTTTTTAGTATTATCAGTAGTATTATGAATAGGTGGAACTGGAATATCACTAGATTTAGGTTTAGGTTTAGGTATATGTTTTGGAACCATCATAGCAATATTATTAACTGGTTTTATTTTATTTGTATTTAAATTATTATTAGTAGTAGAAATACTACGCTTATTAGTAAATAACATCTATATATTATAATAGATAAATATAAAAAGATATATTATTAAACTATATAATGTCAACTAAAGAACAATTAGTAAAAACTATAAAAGATTGGGTAAAACTAGATAATGAAATACGCGCATTAAAAAAAGAAGAAACAACTCGTAAAAAAGATAAGAAGATTCTTACCGAATCCTTAATGGAGATAATGAAAGAAAATGAAATAGACTGTGTGGATATAAAAGATGGGCAATTATGTTATACACAAACAAATGTTAAAAAACCAATCACAAAAAAAATTTTACTAAATATACTGTCTAAGTATTATAAAGGTGATGTAAACATGGCAAACGAAATGACGGAATATATATCAAATAATAGGGAAGAAGTAATAAAAGAAAATATAACACGTAAGATAAATTAATATCTATATATTAAATATAATGCAGATCTTTATAAAAACACTTACTGGTAAAACTATCACTCTTGAAGTTGAACCCAGTGACAGCATTGATAACGTAAAACAAAAAATACAGGATAAGGAAGGAATTCCTCCCGAGCAGCAAAGGTTGATTTATGCAGGTAAACAACTCGAGGACGGGCGTAGTTTGGCTGATTATAATATTCAGAAAGAAAGTACACTACATCTCGTGCTAAGATTAAGAGGAGGTATGTAAAATATCATTAACTAACATTATTTTTATCTTCAAATAGTATAAATAATGTATAATTGTATTTTTAACTGTTATAAATCAAAAAATCATAAAGATATTATTGATAAAAATATTGATAATTATTATCCAAAACAAAAAAATATAAATTATACTAATAATGTAAAATTACCGAAAGAATGGATAGAAAAATGTAGTCAATCAGGAGAAACATATTGGTATAATATAAATACACATGAAAAAACCTTCAATAAACCAAATAAACAAATATATAATGTTATTTAATGAATGATTCGGTTGAACTAAAAAATGTATAAAATTGAGATATTTTTGCCCTTTTTATATCTAAGCACTTATTTAAATGCTTATTGCCTATTAAAATGCCACAAATTAAAGTATCCAAAATACCATACGATCCTCTTAACTTACATGCTGACTTACATCAGTATATCAAATTAAAGAATACTAATGTGATAAAAACCACGCTCGAAACGACCAGAGTAAATCTACACAGATTTTATTCAAATCGTGCGTACAAATATGATAAACAAGTATATGAAAATGCTCTAGCCCAATTATGGAACAGTTACAATGAATATCAGGAGGAGTTTATATTAGCATATCCTAGTCATAACTGCCAAGCTTTCAAAGAGTATATAAAAACAGATCGTATCTCGAACAATAGGTTGATAAGTTTGAGGCGTAGTTTGTCTAATCAGCGTGCAGATTCTCTCATAACAAAAAATAAGATCATTGCGAATAACAGATTAGAAAAATTAAAAATAATACGGAGTATATTCCTGACATTGAATAAACACGTTGTTCAATATTCTCTACACAACTTATACTACAAAGTCTTTCAGTTTATTAAAGTGTGCTTTTTAAAAGCAAAGGATTTTATCAACGAATGTAAAGAAAACCTAGACCTTGCACACACCAAACGGTTGCCTTTTGATAAAAAAGACATTAAATATATTCAATCTGCAATTAAGACATTTGAGAGTTTTATTTCTATCTATCAAAAACGTAGAGATAAGAGAATGAATCTACTCACAGTAGATGCCAACCTCAAATACAAATTACCTTACGATATGCTCAACTATATTAGCGGTTTTATCGGTAACTAAGCCCTGCCTTCCTTACATCCCTGCCTTTTTTGTCGCACTATCATAAAACTAGTTTCAATCGATAAAAAACATTTTTATTTTACACCAATAAAGATTTTTATATTTTTATATTTTTATACTAGCCCAAATTGAGGAATTGTAATGGTATCGCCATTTTTTTCATATGTCGCAATAATTGCCGGATTTTCTACTTCATTCATAATATCCTCGGTATCATACACGTTTTTGTTATGGTCAATGTAATATACTATACCCATGATTTCTTTTGCATAAACTTCTACTTTTTTAAACGAATTATTATCATTATGGTCATTAGAGATTAAACCATGGGGTGTACCCTTAGTATGTGTTCCACAGAAGAGATTTCCTTCTTTACGTCTACGAGTACATTGTTCATTATTAGCCCGCATTGCATTACACCGATTGGTAACAGGAATTGCGTTCTTAATACGTTTTCTTTTTATAAAATCTTCCTTTTCTAAAACTAATCGAGAATATTCATAAACATATTCTAATAATTGGTTTGTTTTATCATGTTCATTAAAATTCAAATCTTTAATTTTTGAACATATGTTAGTTTTAATATCATTAACATATGTTTCAACTTTTGCATTCAAACGCTTCTCCATTTTACTATATAATATATTTTATTAAATATAATATTTATCAATTTTTCATCAATATTATAAAGTACTAACATATTTGTTAATATAAGTTGTAAATGTTAATAAAGTAGTATTCTCACTAGTTATACTTGTATTAGCCAACTCATAATAATGAGGTAATTCTGGAAAGAATGTATCACAGTCATATGCATGATCAATTTCAGTAATATAAATTTTATTAATATATTCAGGCATATCTAAAAATTGTTTATATATTACACTTCCTCCAATAATCCAAATATCATCATATACTACATTTTTATTATTGCAAATAATATCCGGTTTATCATGACGTGACTTAGGTGTTATTTTATATTCATTTTTATGATTAAGATAATCAAATAATTGTTTCATGCTTTTACATAAAATAGCACTTTTATCTATACAATCCAATGAACTAGATAATACAATATTATCCCTATGTGGTAGAGGTTTATTTAAACTTAAATATGTATTTTTACCCATAATAATAGCATTATCTCCTGCACCCTTAGTTAAATTTTTAAAATATGAAAGATCTTGTCTAAAATTCCATGGTATTTTATTATTTATACCAATTCCTCTATTACGGTCAATAGCAACTATAATATTAAACCGCATTTAATATTATACGACAAATAATTATGCTAACTTAAACGTTATCTGTAACAGACACATCTATTTTATCGTTTTTTTCAGTAGATTCATCTTTTTTAATGATCATATCAGGATCAGCATCATTAAACTGTAATCGTTTGTTTAAGTATGCCGAGTAAAACACATTAGTACTAGTATTAGTAATTGAATATGTTTCATTAATTTTCAATGCCATAAATAATATATTAGTAACCAACGCAGTAAGTGTTTTATTATCTAAATAATGTTTACCAATAACGGTAGTACTCAAACCAGCATTACAAATAAAAAATAACAATGCAATTTGTCCTGATCTTAAATAACGTTTATCCCACGTCAATAAGCCAACTTTATGCTCTTCTGGTAATTTTTCTAATGCTTCAGCAACTGCTTCATCGTCATTAGGTAATTCATCGTTAACATGTAAGTCAGTAATCATTTTATTCTCGCGTGTAATTTCAGCAAAATACATACATAAGAACATAGCAAATGTTGCAATATTCATACCAAATGCAGCATCATAATGAGTATTACCATTTCCAATATTTTCAAAAGTGTTACACACTCCATCTCCACATTTTTGTGGTACAAAGAGTATTAAAAATGAACCCATAACAACACGATACAATTCAAATATAAAAGAAGTATATACATTTACCTTTTGCATAAAATCCTGATCATTTAATTTGGCAGAAATTGTTGTACAACAGCCTGAACTATCAGGAGTAGAAACTTCTATAATTTCTTCATTTTTTGGTTTCTCATTTGATTCTACAATCATCGCATCAGCTTCGCCTGGATTCATTTTAATGAATATATATTATATATTTATTTAAGTTTAAGATTAACCATATATTGTAGACATTACAAATAAAATAATTTACTAAAGTACCATGAGTTATAACATAGAAATAATACTATGATGCCCAATAGTAGTATATACATGTACTAATGAATGGTATAAATAAGCCACAGGGTTTTTATCAAAACATAATGTTTTTGAAAAATAACCATAACCATACAAATATGCAACCAATAAAAATGTGCAAATTGTAATTATAGAATTTATTGAATATAAATTATTAGATTTCACTGATAAATAATGATAAAATTCACTACCTCCCTGATATACTACATTCCCTGCTAATAATCTATCTAAATAACCTAACCATACAATATGTGGTAGTGAATGATGAACAATAGAACTAATTGTTAATAATAAAAAAGAGTAAAAATATATTAAATTAGATTTAAAATACAGTCTAAAAGTATTGGTCAAAAATAGTAGAGATGTAATTGCGTTAGTATATAAAATCATATTTTTATATATAAACATATTTTTTCCTCAAATTTCATTAAAACATCTTGTGAATAGCTACAAATATTGCATTAGCAGTCATACATGTATTATGTATCATGGTTTTGATTAAATCTTTATCGGTTGATTTAACAAACGCTACCTGTAAAATCGAATCAGTATCATGTGGATGTATCTTTTTAAACCCACAAAATGATAATTTTGTAGCATCATCACCAACAAAATGTTTTTCGTATAAAATGTATTCTAAAACCTTTCCTATAGTATAGTCATGGTTTTCTAAAACGATATCATAACAATTATCTATTGTATTTTCACTAGTTTTAATAATCAAGTTATCTTTATCAATGACTGCAATAAGTTCGATTAACATATTTTGTAATGCTTCACAAGCCTTTTTAACAATAATTTCATTCGTATAAACACCTACACTTTGAATTACAAAATCAAAACTATCTGGTTTATAATGTCGATGAGCATCTAATAGATGAAAATTTTTCTTTTGTATATCTAATTCTGTATCAGTTGCTCCTTCGGAGCGTATTTTGTTCTCTGTTTCTTCCCATACACTATTTACCTTAACCATATCAACTGTATTACCATATGAACACGTAGAAACTACATTATACATATTATTTTCACCGGCAGTTTTAACAGAGAAGTCTGCTGAAAATTTTATTTTTTCACCAGGTATAGTATTTCCAATTTTAGGACGTAATCTTGCAAAATCAATGTACATATTTGTTTTATTAGAAGGAGGATATATTTTCTTAACTTCTTCTCGAGTCAAATAGTTATTATTTATCTTATTTTTTATGCGAAAGTCTTCAGTGGTAACAATATACATAGCATCTGTCTCATTTGTAATATCAACATCTAATACGTAATTACCTGGTAAAACATCTAGATCCTCCATATGAATTGGAATACAACTTAATCGATGTTTTAAAATTTCATTATGTAATCTAGATGTATTGGTATGAAATATACACGTACTTTCATCACTATCTTCCGGATCAATCGCTAAAGTGGGGATATCATTTAAAATCGCACGCCTAAGTGCATTTGCTAAACTATGATTTACACCTGATAATGTAAATCTTAGTTTATCTGCATCATGTGAAATATTAGAAATTGCTGGATCCATATTTGAAATATAACTATAAGTTTATATAATTTATATATATAATAACTAAATATCAATTTTTTAAAAGCAAATATATTACCTAGGCATTTGTTTTTCAAATTGTTTATACCATATATGTGAATGATATTCAACATAATTATATATACAATACCCTGTCGTAATGCTACTTAATATATATATATAGATAGAATTGTGATTGGTTCCATAATCTAATTATATATAATATGATTATTTTGTTATACCATTCGATTTACTAATATTGAAGAACATATGTATTTATAAATGTATTACGTTCTTCTATTGATAACAATCCAAGTATAAATCGTGTTTTTCTATATATATTAATATTTTTTTGAATAAATGATTCAATTATTTGCTCAATATTACAATCACTTATCGATGAATATAAAAAATGCCGTTTCCATATATCTTTATATGAAGGATTCATAATATTATTGTTTGAGGTATCATTACAAAATGATTTCAATTCAAATAATAATATCTGGTCATTATATTGAGTATGATACAAATTATCCAATATATCAATATCCACTCTATATCCTCTTATATCACGCATTAGTTCAGGTGATTGTAACTGGTATGTGTATGGAATAATACAAAATAATCGTAATTCGAGAGGCAGCTGATGGATATACCTAGTAAATTTATTCATATTTACATATATAATATAATAATCTTTATCTAATTGTAAAAATTACATAAAAAGTATTTATTTTCACTATATTTACTATATTTACTGTAAAAATAATAGTCCAATCATTACAAAGAAAAATAAAATAGGAAGTAGAACTAGAAGCCACGCAATATGTGATGCCCCTGAATTACAAATTAGGTTTAATACCCATGTCCAAAATAATATATAAATTAATTTAATAACAAATATCATAGTTATACTTGCAACATTAGATACATCACAATTATATGCACCTAAACAATAAACATTTGTATTATTCATATTCTGGTAATACATCACTGCTAATGTTATCACAGATACAACTAAATACAGGTGAGCCGGTCTACAAAGATTTCTTAATCCAACCATAGTTATATAATAATACACATAAAAAATTAAATTACAGTAGTATTTGTTTGAGCTTCATATTCAGGAGCATTTGAATAACCACCTCCTGTAACGGTTTTCGCTAAATCCAAAGAACCAACCATATTACCAAACGATGATATCGGGTTTTTTAAATTTAAATCGGTTCCCATTAATACCCCAGCACTACCTCCCTTCATGAGTATTTTTGATTTTTTGTAATTTTTTCTATTTTTTTGTGATTTTCTTTTACCACCACTCATATTTGGTAGTATACGCGTAGATATGATTTCTCTAGATGGATCTTTTAACGCATCCATAAGAGGTAACGCATTGCTGTTTCCACCAAAAAAAGGTTTATCGCATCCACACCCACCCTTAAGTTTTTTTCGGTTGGAACGCCCTGTTTTGTTTTTTTTCAATTTATATGTAATATTTTTACGTCGTAATTTGCGTAGATGTCTAGATTTATCTATTTTCATTTTTTGAGATCGAATACTTGGCATTTATATAATAAATATATATATTTATTCAATATCAACATGCGTAAGCATATGTCTTCTGCAACATACATTAGTTAACCCCAAATCATCTAAAATATTACCTTCAATCGTTTTGTCAGTATTTACTTTTGTTAAATATACAACGTTGTCAACTTTCGTTCCTTGGGCTAACTTTGTCTTACGGACTTCATTTTGATAAAAACGATATTTATCTGCTAACACCATACCACATGTGAAACACTTTATAGGAATAATCATTGTAACTATAATATATATAACTATAGTATATTTTATAAATCAATTTTATATAATTTCTTTTTATAAATAAAATACTAAAGTATATAAATGAGGAATATTATTATAATATTTTTAGTAATATGCAGTATTATTGGTTTAACAACAAACTCAATATTTGAAGGTGTAGAAAGTATATCTAAATTAAAGGCAAAACGAGCATTTGATCAAGCACAAGAGATGGGATATGAAACTGGATACTTTGAAACGGGCGCTCCTGCATCACAAATGACACAAGCGGAGTTAGACCATCTTGATTATGTTAAAAATATAGACAATTATGATGTAGAATATCACGAATCTGCAGAAGTACTTGCAAAAAAAGAAAAAAATGGATTACCCCCAGATGTATCATGGGTTTTTGATCCATCATTAAATAAAGTTATTGCGGTTAATCGTCCAGCAATACAAAATAATCCTACTTATTATGAACCAGGTATATTTAAGTTTGGTCCATCTAGTTATATACCAAATTACGTAGAAAGTATACTACTAAGTAATTCTAATGAATATTTAGTCGATAAATAATTATACTAATTGTATACCATTAGTTGTTTTTTTACGTCTGGTAACAACTTTTGAATTAGGATCATTGTGTAATTTTATATGACAACTTTCGCAAACATTTAATAAATTAGCCTTATGATTTTTATGAAACGAATCAATAAATCCTTTTTCATTTGCATCTTGTTGGTGCTGCAAATGATGAACCTCTTCACCTATATGTTCTTTACATAATTCACATATTCCTTTTATTTTTTTAGCGTTATATGTACTGTGTTTATTAGACAATATGCCTCGTGTATCTGGAAAATATTTGCTACGAATTGAATAAGCTAAATCTAAAAATTCAGTATCTAAATGTAATGACTTGCATACTTCTAATCCATATATACGTGGACCGGAACCATTTTTTAATTTACGATCATATACTAAACAATCTAATTTCCTATCATAGTTAACCTCCATGTGCATTGTAGTCAATCTTTCTAATTTACTAATTTCATCATAATCCACAATTTCATGAAAATGTGTTGCAAAAATATACGATGCCTGTTTTTCAGTCAGTTGTAATAATCCTGCTACAAATATGCTAAGTGCCGATTCACTTTCAGTACCAGAACACAATTCATCTCCTAGAATTAAACTATTATCATCGGCATGTTTTAATATTACTCGCAATTCGCTCATTTCTACAGCAAATGTTGATAAACCTTTAAAAATATTATCATTTCCTAATATTCTAGAAAAAATAGCAGTATATGGTTTATATATAAAACTACTACATGGAACATACATTCCGGTTTGTGCTAATATTAATGAAATACCAATTGACCGAATTAAGGATGTTTTACCTACAGCATTTGTTCCATATAATAAAATACCATCAGTAGATTGGTCTATATTGCCAATAGAAATATCATTCGGTACATATAATTCATTTTGCTGAATTTGTTCAATCAAACAATGTCGCATATCTTTTGCTATAAAATTTGCTTTATTTGAATTAATATCTATTACTGGTTTACAGTAATTATATTTGTTTGCATTATATGCTTTGCATTGAATTACATCTAATTTAGAAACATACGACGATATAGTCTGTAATGTACTAATATGAGAGTCTTCAAATTTAGATAAAACGGTCATATATGTATCTGCAATTAGTCGGTTTAATATAGATTTATAATACAATATTTCTTTGCATATTTCTGTAATTAATTCTGAAGATATTTCCATTGCAGAAGACGAAGCCTTAGATACTTTAATATCATCTATATTAAACACCTTTCCATCTGTTAAATCATAAATACGTTGAATACCTTTAGTTGCTCTAATATTTTTCAATAATGTAGACCTTTTAATTGTAATTTGTAAACTCAATCCAGATTTTTCAGTTTCATGAATTTTTACATATTCAATATTATCATCATATTTATTGTTTAACAATTCATTCAATATCTTATGTATTTGTGTAAACTGCATAGACGCAGTATTATATATATGTATTGATTCATCTAATTCAGCTGAAATACCAGGTTTAATTATATTAACTGGAAATGTATTCATTGAATTAATTAATTTACATTGATCAATATGTAAGTACTCATCTAAAAATGTATGAACTGAACTAATTATGCTATTAATATGCGAACAATATTTATCATCATCAACATCATTAGAAAACTCACTACATAAATATTTTACTAATTTATCATTCTCATATAAACATGTATTTACCTGTTGTATATTATCCAAACTAGTATATAATAATGATAGTGAACTAGGATATATAGTTTTTAAAATCAACTGCCTTGATACTTTATCAATATCTCGTAATTTACCCATTTGTTTACGTACAAGGGTTATAATGTCGTGATTCGAATCTGTTAACATATTTTCAATCATATCATATTCAAGTTGTAACCAAGATTCATCAAATGTTGGATTCATAATTTGTCGCTGAAATAGACGTTTGCCCATAGGTGAGCAGCAATTATTTAACATAGTCATTACTGATGATAACTTTCCCATCTTCCTACTATCAATTGAAAGATCACTTATAATATTTAATTGATGCAAAGTATGATTAGCTAATACTACACGATTTGATGCATTGTTAAACTCAGGGATATTTATATTTTTAATTAAATTATTGTTATGTTCTTGAATAAAATTTAATAAATAACAAAATGACTGCGTTGCAATAATATATTCGTTAAATTCACTACAAATATCATATGTATCTTCCTTGTAAAATGCTGTGATTAACTCTTTTATATATTTTTGTTGAGTGCAATATTTAACCTTTTTATTATTAGAATCCCGGTTATCGATAAAATGTATTTGTTGTGTTTGTAAACCAATATACTGTGATATAGTTTCTAATTCTACTTTATCAAATGGAGATATTATAATAATTTCACTAGGTCGATGTGTAGATATATATCTATCTAACTCATCAAATGTAGTAACATTCATATAAAAAGAGGTTTGGTGTTGAAACATAGATGCTTTGCCTGTAAAAATATCAATAACTGATACTCCATAAACTAATATTTCATTATTATTATATTGAAATTGTTTGGTCGTATATGGTTTATATACATCAAACCAGATTGACATAATATTATTAGATATTTGTATATTACTATCAGTATCACATGATACATATGTACCTGGAGAATATACCTTATCTAAGACACGTGTAATTGTTTTATCTTCCTTTACCTGTATAAATACTGGAACACTATAACCTCCTTCTACTAATTTTGTTATATATTTATCTAATGTAAAATCTCGAAATCCAGCCATTACAATATTTTCATTATCTTCATATGGTTGAGCTTTTACTGATATATTCAACTGACATATGTTTGCAAGATCAACTATACTACTTCTAGATATTTCTTCATTCTCTTTATTTTTTGTTCCATAAACTTCAAAAAACGCACCTACCTGCATTAATACAACAGTGTTCTCTCCATATATATGTTTATAATCCGCAGTATACTTAAAATACTCATTATATATTGACATGTAAAATATATAATATATACTAGAATTTGTTTATGTCATTATGGTAATACTATAATTGGTAAAATTGATTTTTACAAATTATTTTATTTGTAAATTATATTTTGTCACTAACTAACAATAACATAATTATGTATTATCTAAATTCTAACGTTACTCCACCTGTAATTGAAGATGATTATGGGTATTTTTGTGACCCATCAACTGATGATAATAACAATAATTTTCCCACAACCAATCTACAAAAAAATATTACTAAAAAAAGAAGTATAACCAAAATAAATAGTATAAATTCTAAACCAGATATGTCTGCATTTAATGAGAAATACGAAGGATATAAAAATGTGCTAATATATAGTACAATAATAGTAGGTACCTTTGTTATTACCAATTTATTAGTTGCATATAATATTATCTAATTATCTGTTTCATGGATAAAATTGTATAATAAATTATCGGGATTATGATTTTGTATTTCACCACACATAAGCTTTGTTGTTTCATACATTTTACGTAATACATCATTGGGTGTGTTAGCACCAACTCGAATAAAACCTTGCTTAATTAAATATTTACGCATTTCATAAAGAGGAACTTGTTTTAATTGATGGGTTTTGTTTATTATATTATTACGAATCGTTCTATTCGAAACTAAAACAGATATTTTTGGCATAATTTTTGAACGACCAATTTTATATGTACGTCTTATAACCTTTTTTCTTTTCATTTTACGTTTTTTCAACTTATTTTTTAATTTATTATCTATTTTTTGATTAACTGCAAATGATTCCAATGTATTATTAACATATGGTAATTTTGTAGTTGGATTATTTATAAAGGATTTATTTGTTATATCTGGTATAACAGATGTATCATTTAAATTAATAGATGATGCAGTATTATTATATAAACCACCCGGATTAGAATCACATGTGTCTGGAATATTCTTACGGGTTTGATTCATAAAATTTCTATATGTAGGTAATTCTCCATTTTTTAAACATCCATATTTTGGTGCGGGTAATGTTGATCTATTTATATTAATACTGTTTTCAACCTTATTACTCGGCATTATGTTATTAGTCACATTACTAATATTATTAGGTAAATTTGTTGTAATATTTGGTGTTGTATTATTAGAACCATAATTTTTTAAAGTATGATTATGAGAAACCGTTTGTTTTGGACGTGTACTTTCTAAATTTTTAAAAAACTCAGTAGCTTCAGTAAAAGTATTACGTGATACACGATTATCATTATCTATATTATCAGCATTTGGTTTATTACCAAATTTAGTATTATAATTAGTTTCTTGATGTTTACGTATCATATTCAAAATAGAACGTTTTTTTAACGTCTGGTTTTTAATTGGTTTATTTTTAATTTTTAAACGTATTTTCGATTCAGGATCTTTAGGAGCTTTCCTTTTTTTAGTAATATTATTATCTGAAAAGCTAAATAAATTTGGATCAATATTTAATACTTTTTTATTACTCATATATTTTCACCAACTTATTATAACATCTCGAAAAGAATATGATAAAAAAAACTTATCATATTCCTAAATGAAATATAGAACACATTAGAAAATTGATAAAATATTGTAAGAAAATTCAGTGTATATATATAACCAATTGTGCCTAATACAATGGAATCTCTTAAAAAAACTGCAAAACGCAAGTTGAATATTCGCAAAACACCTGTTGAAAAATCATGTAGCGAAACAATTAAAGAGGTAATTGCAGAAGAAACCAATATACAAGACAAAATAAAACAAATATTGACTGATGTAACACCTGGTGAACAAAAAATACTTGGACATCTGGGTGAATATATTGAAGAACCATATCAAATAATCGAATCGTATTTTGAAGGTAAGCATTTAGATCGATTAGTACGTCATCAAATAGAATCGTATAATCATTTTGTTAATTTTCAAATTCAACGAACAATAGACATGTTTAATTCTGTAACCATACACTCTGAAAATGATTATATTCCAGAAAAAAAATTATACATGCTTGAATGTAACGTTAAATTTAATAATTTCAAACTATATCCACCGCAAATTCATGAAAATAATGGTGCAACAAAGATGATGTTACCACAGGAGGCGAAATTAAGAAACTTTACATACGCTTCAACGATGACAGTTGATATTGACATTGAATATGTTATACGTAATACAGAAGCAATGGATGCACCTCGTATTATTAATACAACATTACCTAAGATTAATATCGGTAAAATGCCAATTATGTTAAAGTCTTCGATCTGTGTATTAAATCAAAACAACAACTTTACTAACCACAAACTAACCGGTGAATGCAAAATGGATAGTGGTGGTTATTTTATAATAAAAGGTTCAGAAAAAACAGTACTGGGTCAGGAACGCGCTGCCGAAAATAGAATATATTGTTTCGATGGAAAAAATTCAACTAAATGGGACTGGACTGCAGAAATAAAATCTGTACCAGACTTTAAATGTATTTCTCCCAAATTAGTTGAAATGATGATTTCATCAAAAAATAATGGTTTTGGAAATGGTATTTATGTAAGTATACCTAGAATTAAGCAGCCAATTGAATTATTTATATTATTTCGAGCACTTGGTGTAATTACTGATAAGGATATTTGTAAACACATCTTATTAGATATTGATAATGAAGAAAATACAGAAATAATGAATCGATTACAGGCATCTATTATTGATGCAAATCAATGTCTTACCAATGATGAAGCAATTAATCATATTACTACTTATGCGTCATATACACCTATTAATATGGATAAGGAGACTGGAGCAATGAAAAAGAGGGATTTTACTATAGATGTATTAGATAACGATTTATTCCCTCATTGTAAAACCAGATCACAAAAAATATATTTACTAGGTTACATGGTAACAAAATTAATTTCTACTAGTTTAGGATGGCTACCCCGAGATGATAGAGATTCTTATGTAAATAAACGTATTGAACTTACCGGTACGTTATTAAACAATCTCTTTCGTAATTATTTCAATAAATTAGTCAAAGAAATGCAAAAACAGGTTGTACGTGAAATCAATACAGGTTCGTGGCGTTCGATAGAAGATTACGGTAATATAATTAACATGACAAATATTTATAAAATTATGAAATCGACTACTATTGAAAATGGTATTAATAGAGCATTATCAACTGGCGACTTTAGTATTAAACAATCTAATAGTAGCAAAGTTGGTGTAGCACAGGTTTTAAATAGACTAACATATGTATCTAGTTTAAGTCATCTACGTCGTATTAATACCCCTC